CAACGGCAAGATCAGCACGGACACATTGGACGTGGCAGCACAACTGACAGGTTGGCCTACGCCGAGAGCGAACAAGGTGCATCCCGAGATCACGGAACAGAACCGAGACAAGTTAGCGAACCGCAACAAATCCAATCTGGAGGAAGTGGTAGCGGTACTGTGGGGATGGGCGACACCGACCACGGCGGATCACAAGGGAGCGGCGAAACCAGAGTCGGTCAAGGCATGGAACACTCGGGGTCACAATCTTCCAGAGCAAGCACAGATGTCGGGGTGGACTACGCCATCGGCAACGGACGGCACGAGGGGAGGTTCGGGGATCACGGACGGAATGACGGGAAGCAGTCTGACCCAGTTGTCGAAGATGGCAGGGTGGGCGACACCCAACACGATGGACAGTCTGCCTCTTCGGAGCCGAGAAGCAATGATCAAGATGCATCAAACCACGCGCAAGAACAGATCGTTTCCGTGCAATCTGAGGGAGCAAGTATCTCCCGAGATGATCGAAGCGGTGATGGAGGCGAAGGGGGAGGTGACACCGAAGCCCGAGCCTATGAGACTAACGGCTACTGGTCATCTGCGGACTGGCTCTTGTGCCGAGATGGAAAGTGGAGGCCAGTTGAACCCGACACATTCCCGTTGGCTGATGGGGCTACCGCCAGAGTGGGACGCCTCCGCGCCTATGGAAACGCCATCACGGCGCAAGTCGCGCAAGGGTTAATCGAAAGTTACATGGAGGTTCGATAAAAAAATGAAATTATCAATAGATGAGACAGAGCATGTGTTGCTTGCACTTAAAGAGTGGGCTTGCATTAATCTGTACGACCCAAAATTGTTTCAACAAATAAAAAGACTTGAAAAGAGATTTGAGGTTTCTTTGTCAAAGAAATACGAATGGGACAAATCTTATAAAGAATATTTGGAGAGGACCGATGATGAGTAAATATTTAAAAGTAAAAGATTGGCAAATGGAAAACAGAAAGCACTACGAAACGGATGAAGCACATGAACTATATCAAAAGTTTTTGTGGATAGCTTTGAATAGCGGTTATTTAGTTTGCAAGGGAGAACTTCAAAATAAATTGAGAAGACTTAATGAATTAGAAAAGAGGTATGCGGATGAAACACGATCTGAGAATGTTGAGAGTGGATGAAGGTTTAACCCAAAAAGAACTGGCAAATATAATCGGTGTGTCTCAAGCGGCAATCAGTCAGTTTGAGAAAGCACAGTCTAGACCTTGCCAAAGCGTAGAAATATTACTCATGGATTTTTTTGGATTAGATTTTGATACAGACGAGATTGAATACAAAAACTCTCGTCCAATAAATAAAAGAAAGAGGAAAACAAACATGATAGATGACAGAGTATGTATGCACTACGTCGTGGATCGATTGGAAGATTTGATTAATGAATGTAACCCAAATGAGGGAGCCGCCGCAGGTCTTGCAAGGGTTCATAAAAGTTTATGTGAATTTAAAAAAGAATGCATCTATAATCTAGGTGTGAACACAAGGATTAAACACAAAGGAGAAGACTAATGATCAAAGAATTTTGGAAACGATTAACCAGTAAGCGTCAAAGTAACAAGGCACTCACGCGCAAGGAGCAAGTCTTGGCGGAACTCGATCGAGGTCCTGGGACAGCGCGGCAACTCGCAGACCGGATGGGTTTAAAGCTATCGATTGTGAGGAATAATTTATCTCAGCTGCACAACAAAGGTTTGATCCGAGATACTAATATAGACGCAGGCGCAGAGGGCGTATGGGAGGTGGTCAAGGATGTTTAAACTTTTCTACACGTTGCTGATCATTGAGTACGTTGTTGAAGACCAAGACGTAGCAACGTCTGCAATCTTCCCGAGTGAACATGAATGTTACGAAGCTATGGGCGACGGGGTGCTTGATGATCTGTACGATGTGCTTGCTGATGCATACGGCAAGGAGATCATGATGTATTGTAAACGAACCCCATTCACTTCCGGCGTTCGGGAGATCATAAAACCAAAGTTGCGTCCAGATGGGTGACAAAGATCTAAGTCCTGCGCTCAAGTTTGAATACCGTTTTCTGAAACAGCAAGTTGATAGATTGCAAAATGAACTCGGGCGCAGAGATCGACCCAGAAATACAGAACAGGACTTGTTTCGTGCGCGGGAAGAGTTAAAATCGTTTGTCTCTGGACTTAGAAAAAAAGGGATAAACATATGAAAAAAATGACGGACAGGATTATTCGATGGAATAAATCAGATAGAGAGTGGCTTGGATACAAACGCCGAGAAGCGTACATGGATAAAGAAGACGTAACTTTATCTGAACCACCATGGAAAGATCGTGAGATCAGCGTGGCACCTTTACCCGAGGCGCAAGCTGATCTCAAAAGGAAAGATAAATGGACGAAAGACTAGATTCAATAGTAGAATTACTACGAAATAGACAAAAAGAACTTGACGATATAGAATGGGATGATCCCCAAGATCCGAGGATTGAGGGGCTTGTTCGAGAGATAAGAGACTACAAAGAAAAACTTAACAAAGGAGAGATATATGACCCAAGGTTTTAACACTACTGCCATGCCTGTCATTGTTGACGGGATAACAAATTCAAACAGTGCGTTCGGTGCAACTGAAGAAGGGGAGGCGGTGTTCTTCAACACAAGAATTGTACAGCGCATGAACCTGGAGGAAGGGCAAATGGTTTACGCACATTGCATTCCAAACTACGAGGACAAAAGAGATCAGATACCTTGGCGTTGCATCCGAGTTGAAGAGGGAATGGACAGTGATGCAGTTGAAGGATACCTCCACGCTATGGATCGTGAAGATCGTAAAGACAAAAGACACGACATTGCTATTGTGAAAAAGTTTTTTGAGGACAACGACGAAGTCTGGACACTGGAAGAGATCGCAAGCGAAACAAAACTAAGCGAAGACACAGTGGAATCTGTGCTTGAGCTGCGCCCAGATCTTTTTAAAGAAGTAACGGCGTATGTACTTGTTAGTTAGTGCCATGTAGTGTACAAGTAATAACAAAAAGGAGACAAGTATGCCGAGAAAAAAGATGAAGGAATCAGATAAACAACAGTTTCAGAATGTTGGATTGCTGAAAGAGGATCATGATGCGCTTCGTAAACTGTCAGAGCACGAGCAAAGATCCATGGCTCGTCAACTATCGGTTATGATACGGAAAGCTGTTGATGAAATGCAAGCTGCATGATAATATATTTTAACTGCTCGATGAGAAAGATCCATGCCTGTGGTCTTTCACTTAAACTGACCCCCTAACTGGGGGTCTTTTTTTTAGGCCACTCACCTTTTTTGTAGCCTCTGACTTCGGCAAGTCCGGCGGAGCCACGAGGTTTGAGGTTAGAACAGAATGCTTTGGCTACATCGAAATCAAGACCAGTCATTTCTGCCAGTTCTTTTGCCGCTGTTTCGCGGGATGCGTACCCGGTTGCACGTTCTTCCATAAGCTGTGTTACTTTTTCGGGGTCAAACTTAGCCATTGCTTTGCCTCTTCACCTAACACCTTTGCACCTATGTCTATCTTTGCACGGAGTGCTTTGACAATCTGTTCGTCTATTGTGCGTTCAGTTATCAAATCAACATAGGTCACGTTGTTCTTCTGTCCAATCCGATGCGCCCGATCCTCTGATTGGATACGAGTTTCAAGATTAAAGTCGTTAGCATAGTAGACCACCAAGTTAGCTTCGGTCAATGTCAGACCGTATCCGGCGGTGGCAGGATTACCAACAAAACATTTCAATGGGTGATCTGGGTTTTGAAAGTCTCGGACAATATTGTTTCGATCTTCGTCTGAAGTATCCCCGTAGTAGGCAGCTGCGTAACCTTCGCCGTGTTTCTTGTTGAGTGTGGACACGATCTGTTGGATGTCATATCGGAACCGAGACCAGACAATAACTTTACCATCGTGCTCTTCCAGTATTTCTTCCAGTGCCTCCATGCGTTTGGATTGGAAGTATACCATGTCACCATCATCAGTCTTGAGATGTCCCGACAGGATCTGTTGCAATCGGAGCATTTGTGTAATGACAGCCGGAGCCGTACTCATCTCCCCATTTTCCAACAGAACCATGGCATGTTTACGGATCTGGTTGTACATGTTCACTTGTTCTGCGGTCATGCCTACATATCGGACAGTATATATTTTATCTGGCAGATCGAGGCAGTCCTTTTTCAAAACGCGATAACTAAATTGATCTATCTTTGCAGTAAGTTCATCCAAGTTGCGGTATCCGACAAGCTGTTGGAATGCATGTGAACCCATGGTCTTGCGTACCATGATGGCATACCGTCCTTGGAATGCGTAGTATGAATCATAACCTAAGAGACCTGGGCGGAGAAACTCAGTCTGAGAAAAGATATCCATTGGTGATTTGGTAATTGGAGAACCAGTCAGAAGTCTGCGGTATTTGAAGTCAGCTGCAATCTTCATCAATGCTTTGGTTCGTTTAGCTTTGTGGTTCTTGATAGTTGTGCTTTCGTCTATGGCAATCATGCCATGGGTGCCAAGTTTTCTTGCCATCCACTCGCCACCGTTCCTACCTTTGGGCGTGGAGAATGATTCGACATTCATTACAAAGATAGTCAAACCTTCGAAATGATCCTTGACTGAACGCATTTCTTCTTGTTGACTTTTATTGGGGGAGGCCACCCATCGAATCACTCTGTACGGTATGTCATCAGACATATGTTCTGGGATTTCTTTTGATACCCAGTTACGGTAAACGCCTTTCGGTGCGATGACCAAAGCAAAGTTTATTGCTCCCCGTAAGTACAACATACCCATGTTGTCGATCAAAACCTTGGACTTACCTGTTCCCATCTCCATGAACAGGCCAAACTCTCGGCGATCCCAACCGAGTTTCAATGCCTCGAGTTGATGGTTAAATGGTTTTAATTTAAATTTGTAGTTGACATCCATCATATACCTCCACTAATGTCTATACAGTGGATAGCACGAGGCGTCCACATAAATCAACCCTGAAGAGGAAATACTTGTAATGGCGAATGATGAAATATTCGAAGACATCTTTGACGAGGCTAGTGCGTTAAAGAGTGTAGACACAGACACTGGCAAGACTCTGAGTTCTCTGGTTCGAGATATGAGAGACCTTGAGGACAAGATTGATGAGGTTGAAAACCATTTGAAAAGTTTGAAGTCTCAAAAACATTCGTTAGCTGCGGAACAAATTCCAATGCTGATGGATGAGATGGGTGTAGATCGGATCGATGTAGATGGTCTCACCGTTTCAACTAAGCTACAAGTTCACGCATCCATACCAGTTGCGAGGAGAGAAGAAGCTTACACCTGGCTAAGAGAAAACAATTTAGATAGCATCATCAAGAATGATGTGACTGTTTCTTTCGGGAAGGGTGAAGACAATATTGCAGGGGACGTTGTTGGTTTGCTGCAAGAGAAGGGTTTTGATCCGAAGACCAAGACCCACGTTCATGCATCAACGCTCAAAGCGTTTGTGAAAGAGCGTATTACAGATGGTAAACCAATAGACCTTGACTTGTTCGGGGCATACTCAATGAACACTGCGGAAATAAGGAGGAAGTAATATGAACACAGCAGTAGCAAAAACAAAAGGTGTGGAAGTTAGCACAGAGTTAATGGACGACATCTTTGCAGATGCAGGGGCAGGATCTTCCTTTGCCGCTGAAGAAATGACCATGCCGTTTATTCGGTTGGCACAACAAATGTCACCACAGGTTAACAAAAACAAACCTGAGTACATCAAAGGTATTGGTGCAGGCGACATCTTCAATAATCTTACCAGTGAATACTGGGATGGAGCAGAGGGTATGCGTGTCATTGCCTGTGCGTCTGTCACTAAGTACACTGAGTGGGTGCCAATAGATGATGGTGGTGGATTTGTAGGTGAGTTAGCACCAGATGATCCAGTCATCAAACAAGCTGTTCGGGAGGGAAACAAAGAGCTTCTTCCAAACGGTAACGAGATGGTCAAAGCTGACAACTACTATGTGTTGTATGAAACTTCAGATGGGGCGTGGAACCCTGCGGTCTTAGACATGAAGATCACGGCATTGAAAGTAAGCCGTCGTTGGAAGTCACAGATCAATCTGCAAACAGTAAAACATCCAAAGACTGGTCAGGTTGTTAAGCTTCCTATCTTTGCAAACATCTGGCGTGTGTCTTCTGTTGAAGAGACAAACAAAAATGATCAGTCATATGCGAACTACTCTGTACAATTAGAGGGTCGTATTAAAGAGACAGACTTGTACCAACAAGCAAAGGCTCTCTTCGTTTCAGTGCAGGACGGAGAGGTAAAGGCTGCGGCACCAGAGGAGAAGGCTTCCACTCCTGATACCTCGGGTGACAAGAGTGCGGAAGCTAAGGACGACGAAATCCCATTCTAGCAGTCTGAGAGGGGCAGTTCTCCTATACTGTCCCTCTTTTATTTGGAGCAGTTATGTCACAATCAAAAAGACTGCTTGCCGCTTTTGTTGGGGCTAAGAACGCACATGGTACAACTGTCGTTGGTCGCACAAATCGTAACGGTAAAGCAGAATCACAGAGCAGAATAATCAGGGAACCTCTTACTGAAGAGTTAGTTCAGCAGCACATTGACGGGGTCAATGGTGTTGGTGCTATTCCTATTGATGAAGATAACATGTGCAAGTGGGGTGCGTTGGACGTAGATATCTATGACCTCGATCACAAAAGTTTGCAGAACAAAATACAAAAGCTAAAGCTTCCGCTGCTGCATTGCAGATCTAAATCTGGTGGAGCACATTTGTATTTGTTTCTCAAAGAGTTTGAACAAGCCGCAGTGGTGCGAGAGTATCTTACCGAGATGTCTATTGCACTGGGACAAAGCGGTTGCGAGATCTTTCCAAAGCAAGACACAATCATCACGGAACGTGGAGACGTAGGCAACTTTATTAACATGCCATACTTCAATGCGGAGATGCCACAACGGTATTGTTTCAACAGCAAGGTTGAGGCCATGGAACTGGATGAGTTTCTGGATGCGATAGACAAGAAGCAGACTAGCCTTGCAGACCTTGAAGCACTCCAGATGTCTAAGCCCAGGGAGATATTTCCCAAGGGGCCGCCATGCTTGAAACATATATTTGCAGACGGACCTCAATCAGAACCAAGGAACAAGTTGCTGTTTATGATGTGCAAGTATGCGAAACTTAGCAACCCAGACCACTGGCAACAACAAGCGGAGGAGATGAACAGGGCGATGTTTAACCCACCTTTGAGTTCGCAAGAGGTGACGAATACAATCAAACAACATGAGAAAAAAGAATACGGGTATACATGTAAGGACGAGCCGTTCAAAAGCCACTGCGATCCTACGGTCTGTGCTCAACAGCAGTTTGGTATCGGAGGAGATGCGCCGGATGCACCTCGTGTTGATGGCCTGAGTATCATGTTATCAGAACCACGTTTGTATTTTATGGATGTAAACGGTCAGCGGTTACAGTTAAGCACGGAGCAGCTTCAGAACCAAACGCTCTGGCAACGTGCCTGTATGGAGCAAAAGAATTTTATGCCTCCGACTATGAAGCCACAGAAGTGGCAACAAACTATCAATACACTTATGCAAAATGCTACATACCTCGATGTTCCCGAGGAATTAACTGTGGCAGGGGAGTTCAAGCAACACATGCAAACATATTGTACAAGTCACATCAGAGCACTGGCTCCAGAAGAAATGGAGATGGGCAAGCCATGGACAGACGCCGGAGTTACTAAGTTCACGTTGCCTGGACTCTTGGAGTTTCTGCATCAACGCAGATTTACTGGTCATACCAGAGCGCAGATCATACAGATGATTCGTGATCTTGGTGGTGACAGTACAGTTCAAGCGATTGTAAAGAGGACACCAAAAGGAGAAGTAAGGAGCACCATACGTTGTTGGTGGATACCTGCATTTGACGAGGGAGAAATGACACTAGGAAAAGAGGAGTTCGAAAATGACATCCCCTTCTAATAGGCTTTTGAGAGTGGGTGAGGTGGCAGATCTATTGGGTGTGTCACGATCTTACGTCTACAAGCTATCACAAAACTCAGACAGTTTTCCAAAGCCCATAGTTCTGGGGCCAGAGGACAACAAGCGATCATCGAGTCGTTGGGTTTTGTCTGAAATAGAAGACTGGGTAAACACCAGACCAAGAGGCAAAGAGTATGATACAGAATAGTAAGCTAATACTTGGACCGCCAGGTTGCGGTAAAACCTACCGATTGATCCAAGAGATAGAAGAGGCGTTGCAAAGCGGAGTGCATCCTTCTCGTATAGGTGTGATATCTTTTACAAGAAAAGCCATTGAGGAGATGATTACCCGTGCGTGTTCACAGTTTAATTTAGAGTCCAAAGACTTTCCGTTTATGAGAACCAGTCACTCCCTTGGGTTTCATGGTCTGGGTTTGCAACCCGAAGATGTAATGAAACTTGCAGACTACAAAGCCATCGGAGAACCTATTGGTCTGACGTTTGAGAAAGAGGACGAGATAGATTTAGACGATGGGATGCGAACTCCTAATTTAGGAGGCACGGGTCAAGACTATCTACAGATGGACAGCCGTTCGAGGTATCGCATGGTCAGTCTGGAAGATGAGTTTAGCGCAACAAACAACTTCACTTTGTTTTACGCCAAGGCGGTACAGTTTCAAGAGACACTGCAAGAATACAAGAGAACCACTGGCAAGGTAGACTTTATCGACATGATTGAACGGTACATTGAACTGGGTGAGTATCCAAACCTAGATTACTTGTTTGTGGACGAGGCACAAGACTTCACACCGCTACAGTGGGAGATGGTCAAAGGCATGTCTGAATGTGCAGACAAGATAATTATCGCAGGCGACGACGACCAAGCTGTGCACCGTTGGACTGGTGTAAACGTAAACCTGTTTATCCAAAGCTCTAGTAATGTTGAGTATCTGACACAGTCATATCGCATTCCAAGACGTGTTCATGAATTAGCAGCTAGTATAGCTAACCGTATTGATGGGCGTATTGAAAAGAAGTTTGACCCTCGTGATGAATTAGGCACCGTTGAATATGTATATTACATGGATCAGATACCTTTGAACGAAGGGTCTTGGACGATCATGGCAAGAACAAATAGATATGTCAGGGACGTTGCATCTTTCCTACGAAACTCTGGTTTCAAATATTCTATCAAGGGCAGACCTAGCATCTCAGAAAAACTGGTTGAGAACATGATGACCTGGGATGACCTGTGCCAAGGTAAGAAGATCAATACAGAACGGATCAAAAGACTTTACGCTGCTGTGCCCAAGCAAGGGGAAGATGCCGTTGTTAAACGAGGTGCCTCAAAACTATTGGAGGTCTTGAGTGCCGAGGATGAAGTAGACATGGATACACTTCTGGATGAGTTCGGTTTGCTCCGAGATGCAAGTCACGCGGCATATGATATATTAAAAGTAAGTTACAAGGAACGAGATTACATCGAAGCAATTTATCGTAGAGGTGAGGATCTAACTTCTAAACCCCGTATCAAAGTCTCAACGTTTCATGCAATGAAGGGTGGAGAGGATGACAACTGTGTAGTGTTGGATAAGTCTACCGCTGCATGTGTGAACAGTGACCACCCAGATGATGAGCATCGAGCCTTTTATGTCGGCGTAACAAGAGCACGACACAATCTTTATATCGTTTTAACCGGGAACAAATACAGGTACATGTTATGAAACTTCCCGAAGGGAATGTTCTAATAAGTTTTAGTGGAGGTAGAACTTCTGCTTACATGCTTCACCAGATTGTAGAAGCAAATGACGGGCTGCGTCCAGACTGTAAAGTTTTGTTTGCCAATACTGGAAGAGAGATGCCAGGGACACTGGACTTTGTGCGAGATGTACAAAAATATATTGGTGTTGATGTAACATGGTTGGAATATGATCGTGCCCCGTCAAACAGATATGCTAATGGAACAGCGCATTTTAACATAACAAACTGGAATGAAGCGGCAAGAAAGGGAGAACCTTTCGACAAGTATCTGTCTTTCAACATGTTACCAAACGTATTTCGAAGGTCGTGTACACAAGAACTAAAAGTAAAAACAATGCGTCGGTATCTTCTGTCCATAGGATGGGAGCACTGGACAAATACAATAGGCATTCGAGCCGATGAAGCTAAGAGAGTTAAACCAAGTAAAGATAAGCGTTGGACAAACTGGTTTCCGTTGGCAGATGCAGGGGTCACGAAACGAGATGTCATGTCTTTTTGGTCAAAGGCACCTTTTGATTTGTACATCAAACCGGGATCAGGAAATTGTGACGGTTGTTTTTTAAAAAGTGAAGCGACGTTAGCTGCTATGTGGCGAGAGTATCCAGAACGCATGGAGTGGTGGCAAGCGTGGGAAGAAAAGAAACAAAACTCTTTTCACGACGTAAGAACATACAAAGGACTCGGAGAGTTTGTAGATAGGCAAGCTGACTGGATATTCGATAATGAGGCATACCTATGCCAGAAAGATGATGGGGAGTGTACAGGATGAACAGGAAAGAACTACTAGAAGCAGCAGAAAAATTAGTTAACGGACCTCGTGCAAAAGACTACGGGGACGCTTTCGAAAACCATGACCGCATTGCAGAGGGATGGAACATAATCATAAGTGGGGCGTTAAGATCTCACGGATACCTGACCGCAGCTCACGTCGCATTGATGATGGACTGGGTCAAAACAAGCAGACTACTTGAGACTATAGACCACGAAGATTCGTGGATTGATAAGGCAGGATACACAGCATTAGGTGCAGAGTTCGTCACAAGAAACGAGCGAAGCGTTGAGGAGATAATAAGAGATGCAAAAAAATCTATTCGGAAGTGATCAAAACTATCAGATCCGAGGTGAAATGGATCTAGTAGATGTGGACTGGAACATACCACCAGAGTTTCCAGACCTCACAGGTTACAAAGAAATATCCGTTGATCTAGAAACCTATGATCCAAACATCAAAACACTGGGTCCTGGGTGGGCACGGAACGATGGGTACATCATAGGCATAGCCGTAGCAGCAGGGGAATACCAAGGGTACTTTCCTATCCGGCATTCAAACGGGCACAATCTAGACCCGAAGTTCACGTTGCGGTGGCTCAAGAAACAATTGTCCGTGCCAGATATGAATGTGATTATGCACAACGCCACCTACGATGCAGGTTGGTTACGTGCCGAGGGCATTGAGGTCAAAGGTAAGATAGTCGATACGATGATCACAGGGGCGCTTGTAGACGAGAACAGGTGGTCTTTCGGGTTAGATGCCATGGCAAGGGATTACATCTCTCAGCGGAAAGATGAGAAGCTCCTACAGGCAGCTGCGAAAGAGTGGGGCATAGATCCAAAGGCTGAGATGTGGAAGCTACCGCCCAAGTATGTGGGTGCATATGCAGAACAAGACGCCGTTGCTACACTCAAACTATGGGATGCACTCAAACCAATACTACAAAAGGAAGAGTTGTGGGACATCTGGCATCTTGAGATAGGATTGATACCGTGCATGTTGGACATGCGGACACGAGGCGTAAGGGTTGATCTAGACAAAGCTGATGTAAATAAGAAACTAATCAAGAAAAAAACGGATTCATTTCGGGAGTTTCTCAAGAAAGAATCAGGGCTAGACGTAGACATATGGGCGTCGGCATCGATTGCAAAGATGTTTGATAAGCTTGATATACCGTATCCAAGAACCGAGAAGGGTGCGCCAAGCTTTACGAAAGAGTTCCTGACGAATCACCCATCTGATGTATGTAAGACACTTGTCAAGCTCAGAGAATTTGACAAAGCAGATTCAACTTTTATTGACAGCATCCTCCGACATGAGCACAATGGACGTATCCATACAGAACTCCACTCTACACGTCGCGATGAGGGTGGCACTGTCACGGGTCGGTTCTCAAGCTCCAATCCGAATCTTCAGCAAATACCTGCCAGAGATAAGGATATAAAGAAACTGATCCGTGGCCTTTTTATTCCAGATGATGGGTGCAAGTGGGGATCATTTGACTACTCAAGCCAAGAGCCACGGCTACTTGTTCACTTTGCAGCTTCGGTTCGAGGGGTCAATCGGCATGACATGGTGGATCAGATCGTCGAAGAGTTCAACACGAGTGATGTAGATTTGCATCAGATGGTAGCAGACATAGCAGGCATTGATCGTAAACAAGCTAAGACTGTAAACCTGGGAATTATGTATGGGATGGGTGTTGGTAAATTAGCCAATCAGTTAGACATATCAAAAGAAGAAGCAAAGGAACTGATGGAGAACCATCAAAACAAAGTTCCGTTTGTTAAATCTCTTGCAGAACTGGCGACACAACAAGCATCTAAGTTTGGTCAGATACGAACTTTGCTTGGACGCAAGTGCCGCTTTCCACTGTGGGAGCCAAAGAAGTTTGGTGCGGGTAAGCCTTTGCCACACGACGAAGCACAAAAAGAATACGGACCTTTGATCAAAAGAGCGTTTACTTACAAGGCGTTAAACAGATTGATCCAAGGTTCAGCAGCAGATCAAACAAAGAAAGCGATGCTTGATTGCTATAAAGAGGGACTTACTCCTATGCTTACGGTACATGATGAACTATGTTTTAACATAGAAAGCCAAGAGCAAGCAGATAAAATCAGGGACATTATGGAAACAGGTGTTCCGCTCAAGGTTCCCTCGAAGATTGACGTAGACATTCAAAACGATTGGGGAGATATAACATGATGTTTGAAAAAGAATTTAAAAGTCTTGGCCTTAGAGATATGCACAAGATGCAAGTTGATGCACTCATAGAGTTTATTGGCATAACATTGAACTTGGCTACACTTACAAAAGACGATCAAGTGATAGAAGAAACGGAAGCTTTGGCAGACGAACTGCTAAAACTGTTTGGTGCCAACGGTATCAAGTTGACTATTGAGGAGGCGGATTAGTTCCCCTTAACCTTTGAAGTATCTCAAGGTTTTTCAATGCATCTATCGGATTGCCACTCAAGAACGGTAGCATAGACTGTGGGTTATTCTGTGTTACCGTTGGTTGTGCTTGCGGTGGATTAACGGGAACCTGTGTTACCGTTGGTTGTGAATCAATGGTTGTATCTTCGACTGGTCCGAGTGGTTCAGGTAAAACAAACTCTGGAGTATCGTCTTGAATGATTGGGGTGTTAATAAAATCTTGTCCTAATTTGAATATTTTTTGTTGGGGCAATCTTTGAAGTATTCTGTTTTCACGTTTTACGTTAACTTCTTGTGCAACTTCTCGAATTAAATTTCTACTAATTTTAATGGGCATGTAACGGTTGTTTAGGATTAAACCAAATTCTTTTTTAGATACTCCTGTATTCTTCAACGCCTGAAATACTTGTCCAAGATCCATACCTGCATCTATTGCAGCATCGATGCGAGATTTTAACTGAGCTTGGTGCCTGCGTTTTGCTTCGTTAGCTTTTACATAAGCGTCCAAAACATCCTGCTCTGTTGCGTCGTTGTCATCTGCAACCTTGGTAAATATTTGCACCGCACTTGAACGAAGAGCAGAGTATTCACCGCCTTGATACTGTAAGCTCCGTCCGATGTTTAGTTTCAAGGGTCGAAGTCCAGTCATCATCGTACCCGCTTCTTCCGCTATTTTGTACGGATCTCCTTCACGAGAAGGGATGTCTGAGGCTGCACGGGTCACACGACCTGGTTCAAACTTACCACTTTTAACTGTAACAAACTGATCTACGATACCAGGGACAAAGGCTCCCATAACATGGTTAACTGATTTCTTTAGTTTGTCCCCTACTAATTCACCTTCTTCATAAATCTCAGCACCTGTCTGTGTTTTACCTTTTCGGGTGGTTACATCGATTACACGTTCGGCAGCTAAACCTTCTGATGCAAAGGGTTCGGCAAACTTCTTAAAAGCTTCGAATGAGGCAGACAGAATCTGTTCTGCTTCTCCGGCACCAACCTCGCCTTTGTTTGCATAGGTTCGAAGAGCAGCTCGAGCGGGTGTCAACATAAACTCATAAGGCAGCATGTATGATAGATCCACATACTCCGCTTCACCTTTTTTATTCGGCTTAGTTAAATACATTAAAGTGTTTCCTAGTGTCCAGAAAGGAGCAGACTTTTCTAGAACTTCTTCTTCCTCTGGTGTGATCTCAAGAATCTCATGCGCTGCACCACGCATTGCCAGAGGAGCAACCGTTGCCATAGACACGTAGCCAGACAAACGCTGTGCTCCGATGCCACGGATTTGGCGAGCCAACACTTTAGATGTTCTTGCATCCAGACCAAATTGTTGCAACGTTTTAGCGTTCATGCCCATTTCTTTAAGAGAGCGGTTGACGATGTTACCAGAAGTACGAATTATCTCCGCAGGGAATGCCATGAAGTTACCAACGACAGGAATCCGGCGTAGGTCTTTGATTGCTTGTGGCACCATAGAGTAAGTGGGCATCGTTTGTTTCACCAAATCAATCGCAAGCATGTCTCCAAAGTCTGTTCCCGCTATAGAACTGGTGCGTTGTGCAATACCCGCCTGACGTAAAGCAGTTTGTACTTCTGGAGCTAGGTTTTCTATATCTAGTCCTGCCTTGCGTAGAGCCGCTCCGTAACGAGCTTTTTCTCCAAGGGCACCTACCACCTTCCAGTAGTCGTCCCCCATCTGGTAGGCTTTCTCCATGAATCTGACGGGTGCTCCCGCTTTTGACCTACGAAAAACATCCCCTGCTTTCTGTAATCTAGCAGACACACCACCTTCAACGGACTCTTTTAACAGACGTGTAAGCTCGTTTAGTTGGATGTTCTGACCTATCGCACCTTCGTCACTCATTGCTTTGAGAAGTCTAGCTTGTTTGGGACTATCTAATGCATTTGCCAAAAGAACTTCTGCACTCTCAAAAATTCCTAGATTTCTACCAAGTAAACCGTTTGCTCCAACAATAAATGTATTAGACAAAAAGTTTCTAACCTGTGCTATGGGACTGAATACGGTCTTTGCTACTTGTGACAAACCTTTCAATTGCAATGCTACTGCCAATGCATCTTGTGCAGCAGAGTTTGTTCTCGCAGGAGTGGTCAGAGAATTATAAATTTCACCAGGGACATAGTTGCCAGACAAAGATCCATACGTTCCACCAAAAGCTTTTTCTGGATCAAGTTCTCCAAGCTTAACATATCCTAATCCGTTTAATTCACGAGCAGCTTGTTCAGTTAAAACTGTTGTGCCATCAATAACTAAAGGTCTTGCACCAGTATTCATTTCTTGAAGTGCTTGATCCAAAGTTCGAGGACCAGTAGCTGTAATGCTATCAAACAGTCTTTGAGATGCTCTGGTTGTAGACATGTTGTCAATGGTTCTAAGAAATGCCTCACGAGGGTTGCGAACCTCACCCATCATCTCTCGTAACATTGGGGCGTCATCTAGCATTTGGGATCTATCTTTTAACATACCTTCGGCAAGACGAAACAAAGAGGTTTGACCTTGATTTTCTTTGAAACCTTGAGCAAGAGCTTTAGCTTGTTGTGCGGCACGAGCCTCGCTAGTTAAACCGCCTTGTAATAAAGTTTCATTAAATATTTCATCAATCGCTTGTTCTGCCTGACGAGCAGCATCTCCCGTTGGGAGTTGAGGGTTTTGTCTTTGTAAAAAGTCTGTGACTTGTTGTTTTGCTCCGGCGTATTGCGGCAATGCTCTTATGTCAGTCCCAAGAAACTTATTTGGTTGTAAGTGTAACTCATACAGCCGTCGTATGTATGTCCCTTGTCCGTTTGAAAACTGCTGTAATAAATCTGCTTTCTGTTGATCGTCTAAGTTTGGTGCCGCTCTGACAGAAGATTCAAACTCTGTGCTAACTTCGTCAATCATGTTACGCATATTCGTAGCAGCTTCTGTAGCGGCCTTTCCATATGAACTTCTGAAAGCGTCTTCTGACAACTCACCAGTTAAAAAATCCATCGTATCATTGTGGGCACGTTGTAGACCTGATTTACCACGCCCTGTTAAACTTTGAAATCTAATGGCTTTCTTAATTGCACTGTCATACTTTGACACAAGTTTCGATGCTGCTTGTTCCTGTCCCTCAGTCATACCCTCTGCTGTACGAATAGCAGTAGCAATCTCAGGAGGAGTAAATCCATCAGGTGTTAGTTTATTTCTAATAAATGGCACATCACCAAGACGTGCTCCTATGTAGCTTATACCAGAGGACAACGCTCGAGCCACAGTAGGAACACCTGGAACCTGTGCTGTGGTGCGAACGGTAGCTCCAACCACAGGCAACACAGCTTCAGCTGCGCCAACAAACCCTGCACCTTCAACACCCAAACGGAGTTTATTACGCAACCGGGTTGCAGCAAGATCCTTACCAACCAATCCCTCTTCGTCTTCTGTTCTCAAGAAGTCAGGCATTGCATCCCAACTATCCGCCAGTGTTGTCATGTCACTAGGAGAAACAAGGATGTCTGCTACCCCAGTTCCAAGAGCCGTCGATGTGGCTAACGCGGGACGGGTGCCTGTAGCTAAACGTCCTACTTTTGTACGACCAAACGCTTCGGCGGATTTACCAAACAAACTTCTTGCACCACCGAAATCTTCGCCCCTCTTTATAGCTTGACCCGCACGTCGTGCTTTACTTAACCAACTGAATACACCTAGTCCAGGTGCTCCGTAGTTTACAATTGTTTGGGTTATTTTACCTGCGGTTCTATCTGGCATAAGACCCGCCGATTCTTTGAACTGATCAAAGAACTGGGTGACCTTTTGTTGGTTACCGTCCTCTATTAGGTCACCATACTCAAGACCCGCAGCTCCGAGTTCCGAGATGCCTTTGAATATATCAACGAGACCCGCTCCACCACCACGGGCAATGGACTCAATCACACCTTGCTCGTCTTCTTCCTCCACTGGGCCTAATGGTTCAGGAATAACAAAACCACTTTTCACTGGGCCGAGAGGTTTAGGAATTTTAAATTCTTCAGCCATTGAAGCCCCTTATTGAACTGGGTATCTCTGCCCATTATAATTATACTCTGTTTTACCCGCAGCTTTTGCTTCGTTGTTAAGTTTTTCCATTTCTTTTATCATGTTTTCATTTGCTCCGCCGCCTGTTTTATTGGTGTCAGAGTCAACGGAGCCTCCAACTAACTCATCTAAGTATTCGTTCAGCAATTTTGGATCAAGTTGCTTGTTGGGACCAAGCACTGTAGGGAATAGAAATGGGTCTGCTACAATAATCTCTTTCAATCGAGACCGTTCTCGGGCTGCATCATATGTGTTTTTACCGCTCCCACGAGCTTTCGCAACGGCAAGCTCTCTTCTGTATCTTAGATCCGCTGCTTTTCTATCCGCCGCTGAGTTTATAGCAAGCATTTTAACCTTGTCGGCACGAGCTTGGCGTGTTGCCTTGTCTCCACGCAGCATATCAATCATTGCAGCAGATGCTTGACCCCAATCTCCAGTAGAGCCGTACACTGAACCAAAGATAGCCAAAGCAAAACCTTTGTCTTTTGCAATTTGATCCTCATCCTCTTTGAAGAGTTCTTGGTATTGCTTCACGTACTTACTGACATAACTCTCAAAACTCTCATCATCCGTTACATCAGGCAAGTCATTTATCATATTGCCTACATCACCCTTAGTAATGTTTTGCATTATTGTTGCAGTTTCACTATCGTTATTTGTTAACACATTCGCGGCTTCGAGGGTGACAATGGGTTGATTTTCTGTTTTACTATCAAGTTCAACTGTTGCAACAGGCTCGTTGTCTTTTATGGTAGGAGCTTCTTCAACGGACTGTGGGTTCTCAAGTTTCTTTTTAGTTGCATCAATGGCGTTTTGGGCTTTCTTAGTAAGCTGACTTGTTAACTGACCAGCAGTGTTTTTTAACTCTTCAACAACCGAAAGCTCTGCTTCTGGACCTGCTTGTGTTGTTAACTCTGGAGCGTATCTTTCGTCTGTTGGCGCAGGAGGCGTCTGATTTCCTGAAGCAAGTCCTTTTAAGTACTCAACGCCTTTGTCAATCGCACCACCAATATTTTCAACTCCACTCGCACCTATGCGAACTAATGCATCAGATATTTCTTGTTTTGTTGTCATCGGTTTTTCAGCAGGAGGCTCGTTTACCACACTGGGTAGCGCAGAGACGACACCTTGTTCTATGGGATTTAATGATGGACCTCTACCGAAAAGCGTTGGATCGGGGGGTGGGTTATCAAAACGTGTACCCTTTAAGACAGTCCCTCCTAGCATCGTGTACTTCGGATCGGCATTTGCACCTATCATCGTTTCTTGCTCCCCAACAGGAAATGTAGCATCCCCAACAAAAGGTTGTGGAAACGGTTCATCTGCTTTCGGAGCAATTTCCGTACCATCAACTCTTATAAATCCTTGTCCTAAAGGATCTCTTCTAGAAAATGCAGGGATCGATTCACCTGTGTCTGCAAAAACCCCAGTATTTACACCTGAGAGGATTTGTTTATCTTGTGCATCAGCAATGTTGGCTAGTGACGTTTGTCTAATTTGATCCTTCTCCTCGTCAGAAAGAATCCCTTGACGTTTGAGAGTTTCTTGAAGTCTTTCTTTTGCCTTTTCTAACTGACCTGCATATGGACCTTCGCCAACAAGACGTGTGTTTAATGTAAGGTTGCCGTCCGCATCAAACAAATCGTTTCTATTAACAAGACCCTTTTGTCTAACGTTTTCCGCAAAACGAAAAATAGACTTACTTACGTCTCCTCCACCTGTTATATACCCCAACGCATCAAGTCCTAGTGCCGCCACTTCGTTGGCACCAAAAACCGCTGTTCCGCCCCCAAGATTAAGCACATCAAGAAAAGTTTCTCCTAAATCAAGTGCTGCATTTTTAACCTGTTTACCACCCTTTGCTTTTTCAAGAACTTTCATTTGTAGTTCTACTTCGGGATTGGGGTTTTCTTCTCTGTAGTCTATTGCAAACTGCTCTCGTCCGCTAATCCCATCACCAGGACGGCCTGAAACTGATACAAGGGGGGTCGGATACAGAACGTCTGGATCACCAAGATTAGGTTTTTCACCAGATCTATCAAGGAAATTAACTACAGGAACACCTTGATACCCACCTGTAACTTTTGGAAGATCTAATTCTAGATTACCAAACTGTGTCATGTCGTATGTCGGAGAAACAGGTATCTGAGGATCTGGGTTTGGGTTTGGGTCGTAAACTGTATTGGTTGGAAAAGAACCTCCAGGGACTGCGCCACCTTGAAGCCTTGGTCTTAAACTTGCAAGATACTGCATCAACTCATCACTAATACGACCACCGTTTTCATATCCAACAGCTTGCATCATCGGTTCAGACGATGCCATGATACCGCCTTTTCTACGAAGCTCGTCTCTTGCACCACGGTTAAATAGTTTGCGGTTCATTACGCTCATGAGAATACTCCCGAGTTCTGAAGTCCGCTATAAGCCAATGCCGCCCCCGTGGCTTGCTGAAACGGAGACGGCCCAGGGGACATCGTTGTTTGCGCAGTGCCAATCGGAGCACCTTGCAATACATCTGAGAAGAAACCAACTTGTTGATAAGGCAACATTGCGTTTGCTCTGGTTGCATCCATTTTAGCTTGCTCTTGCTGTTGTTGTTGTGCACCAAGTTGTGATAGTAAGTTAACATCTGATTGATTCATCTGTTGTGCCATGCCGCCCATCTGAGCAGACTGCATACCAAGCGAACCAAGTCCCTGACCCATTCCTGAAATTTGTTGTTGCGCACCAAGTCCAGTGGTGATTCCACGAAGACCAAGATCCGCTGCCTGACCTGCGAGTTGACCCGCACCTTGTGCTCCCTGCATTGCCATCCCTGCACCTTGCATTGCTTGACCAGTTCCCTGCATTGCCTGCCCAGTTCCAGATAGAGCTAGTTGACCCGCACCTTGTGCTCCCTGCATTGCCTGTCCAGTTCCAGACAATCCAATCTCTCCTGCGCCCCTTGCAGCTTGTAAACTTAATTGCCCGATGTCTGTTCCAATTCCCCCGGTCTGAGTTCCGAGTTGCCCGAACAACTGACCAACGCCCATTTGACGTTGCTGCTGCTGCTCAAACGCTTGTTGTGCTTGTTGTTGTGCTGTTTGATACGCTTGGCTGCGAAGCTGTGACGCTATACGTGCTTTCTCTCGTGCGTATCTATCATCGATTTTACCTAACGCAGCATCTACAGTGTCAAACCTTCTGTCTCCACTAAACGCACCTTGCTGCAAAGCTCTTGTTTCTAAGTTTCTTTCCATGGCTAAAGCTTCATCACTTCTTGCTCGATCAAGATCGGCAAAAGTTGCATCAAGAACTTGCTGTGTAAAAGGATCGTAAAATCCTTTTGCGGACATTGGGTCGTAGCCTTGTGTTGCCCCGCCAAGAAACTCACGACCTTGTCGTATAGATGCCAATCCTTCTTCTTGAAAGGGTCGTGCCATTGCAGTGACATCACGAAGTTCCCGAGCCGCTCTTTGTGCAACGGATTCACCTCGTTGTCCTGCGGCCTGTACATCTCTGGCAAAATCTAAAGCTAAGTTTTCACCTCGTTGCCCTGCGGCTTCACCTCGTAATCCGGCTGCTTCACCCCGATCCCCTGCGGCCTGTACATCTCTTGCGGCTTGTCTAAGTTCACTTTGCCCTTGATCAACTTCCCCTGAGATCTGACCCGCTAAAGCTTTGGACGCATTAATTGCATCCTCTACAGTTTGTATGCCTTTACCGAGAGCTTTATCTCCACGCTCTAGATATGGCTTGTATGCACCGATTCCTTCTTGAGCCAAAGCAAATGCTTGATCCTGCATAGGTTGAAAATCTGCAACCTGATATTCGGGCATTTCCCCTGTGAATAGTTCTTGCGCTGTTGGTAAAAGACCTTCGATGTAATCTGGGTTTCTATATTTGGTTTTACCATCTTCTTCAATTACATCAATATCAGCTTGTTCTTCTGGAGATAGATCATCATATTCTTCTTGAGTAAGGAACTGATCTCCAAAGCCATAAAGAAATGGTTTCGCTTCTTCGGGTAACTCCCGAATAACTCGTTGGATTTGTTCTCCGCCGCTACTTCCTTTTCCCATGTGTTATGCCCTTTGCATTTTTAAATACATTTCAGCTGCTGCTTTAGCACGGTCACCATTCTTAGCGTTGCCGATAATCTCAGAAGCACGTTCATAGTCTCCGTTAGGGTCCATCGCCGCAAGATCTTTATGTGACAGTACTACTTCTTGTGTAGAAAGTGCAGCCTCTTGTACAGGTTGTCCATCTTGATAGATCATTGCAGGAATTGAATCACTTGTCGGAGTCCCTGGACCTTCTATGCGACCCCCTTCAACAGCCCCAAAAACCCTACTTGCTGGAACGTATCTACCACCGGGGCCATAGTATCCTCCACCAAGATATGGTTTACGCTCTGGGTTCTTGGGCTTTGGTGCAAACATGCTTAACAACATTAAATTACCTGGAGATAACAGCCCATCTTTTCCAGTTAAACCGCTTAGAAGAGAACCAATACCTTGTTTTTGTACTTGATCTTTTGCCACCTCTGTTCCAACAGTCATGGCTTTTTTTCCTGCTTCTGCTGTAGGACCAGTTAAACCTAAAGCTCATCCTACGCCTCCTATTGCAGCATTTTTTAAAGCGTCTCCTACATCATCTCCTGACAGTAACGAAGCTATCCCTGTTGACAAAGCAGAACCAATAATTGGTTTTGAAAGAGCAGTACCTAAAGCAGCAACAGCGGGGGTAGCACTTGCCGCTAAAGTTGGCGCAAGATAGGACGTTAAAAAGGGAGCAAGAAACTGAATCATAAGGTGCCTCCGTCCATGGCTTGAGGCATCGTTACTGTAATCGCAGTGTGTTTCTTGGTATCGCCTGTCCAAGACTCACCGCAATCTGGGCATTTGCCGTCAGGATACGAAGCTATTTCTTCTGGTGTATCTACTAGGTTATCGCAGTTGTGACACTGAATAGTATCAACAGATGTAGCAGGTCTCCATCGCCCACCATCTGGCATTGTAATTACTGTTTCGTCAGACATGTTGCACCTATGTAGTTGTTACTGTTACCGAACCAACAGCCCCAGTCCCTGCTGATCCACGAGCATGTGGTATATTTATTTCTGTTATCTTAACATAACCGCCATGGTTAAAGATAGCCCCAGTTTCTAAAGCAAAATTGTCTGTTTGCAAGTTTGTAAATACACCGAATGTATTTCTTCCCTCGCCGGGGTTTTGTACCTGTTGAACATAAACTGAAAATGCACGTACAACTTCAGCTATATACTGTTGATTGTACTCTCTTGGAGCATTTGGAAAGTATGGTATTGCAAGGTTTCGTGACATTACCTTCTTCCGTCGCTGCGAATATCTATTCGAGGAGAACCAAGCCTCCAACCCACACCTGTAGTGCTACTATCTACCTTAACCGCTACTGATCTACCTCTCAAGCGTACATGTGCATCTTGTGTAAATTGTTCCACAGGAACCGACGCTGTTCTTTCTACAGCTTTAGCATTTGTTTGTAAGTAGTTTCCTCCAGGGAAGTTTCTAGCTTTCAACGTAAAGTTTGCAGTTGGCGGTAGAGCCGTAGATGATCTGAATGTAAGGTCAGGTATCAACCTTCTGACAAAAGAAAAGCTGTCCCCCTCTCCAAGATCAAACTGACTTGATTCAATAAACGCACTTATAGCTGATGCAGGGGTCGTGCTGCCATCATCAAAACCCACCTCATGGTTATACAAATAGCCATCTCTACCCGCTGCTATTGGATTTTCTTCTACGCCTCGATCTATCCACGCAGTTCGCACCATTGTGCCATAGTACCAAACGTTTTGTAGATAGTTATATACAACGTAACGATCATTGTTGTCAGAACTAGATGACGGGTAGAACCACCACACCTCAGAAAAAGATGAGTTTACAGCAGCAAAACATTTTTCCGCTTGTGAAGAATTAAAGTCAGAAAACACGTAATCTTTTACAGAGCAAGGAAGAGTTTGAACGCCACCGTTGTAGATATAAAACTCGCTTTTACCCATCCAATAAACTGTATCTTGTACCGCAGCTACAGAAGAAGGACTCCGTATTGTAATGTTATCCGAGATCATGTTGATACCAAAGGTAAATGGAGGCCCAACATACTGTAATGCATGTAAAGAAATGTCTGTAAAAACAAGTATCTGTTGTCTTGTCTCTATAGCCGTTACTATTTTAGAGCCTGATCCTATACTTAAACTACCTGCACTGTTGTCCGCTGTTGAGTTCCAATCTGTAATGTTTTCTTGATCTGAAAAACGTATTAACAACGGGTCTTGTGTCCCTATGTTTGTTGCCGGATCGCAGCCAAAGGCTATTACATGCCTGTCTACATCTGACACAATAACTTTGGTTGCAATGGTTGGAGCTTGATTGGCACCTGCAAGAGAACTTATTGCAACTGCTCGGTTGTTTGAAAGACCTCCAGATGGTTGCCAGTAATATATGCCACCATTCATTACGTTCATAAGTAAATTTTCACCAAAGTTATCATGTGTCCACACACGCAGTGTATCTGTAATTAAATCAACGGATGCGGCTGAGTTCCAAGTTCCGCGACCCCACGATCCCGCACCCCATCCTGTACCAAGCACACTGGTATCTAATCCTACATTTATCTGATAGGTGCCAACAACCGAACTGCCGCCATTCCCACTGTCCGATGAATTTGCTACAACTGGAGTTGGAGAATATTGCCCGTCCACAGTTATACTGCTAGTTGTTCCTGCGGCTCTTGCTTGAACAGTATAGGTAGACGAATCTGTTACACTGACAATCTGATACTCTTGGTTTAAAACAGCAGCAGTTATGTTCCCACCTAAACTAACGGCACCACTAAAAGTTACAAAATCATTTACAACAGCACCATGGCTTGGATCAGACACTGTAATTGTTGAAGAACCGTTTGATGCAGAAAAAGTTACATCTCCGGCACTTGTGGTAGATCGTATGGGTGTTATGTCATAGTAACCTTGACCATACTCAGCATAGTATTTGAGGTGAGTGCCTACTCCTAAGTATCCATCTAGACTAAGTGTTCTCCATGGGTGCAACGCACGACATGTTCCTAAAAAAGAAGTAGAACCAATCTTAGACCAACCACCTATTTTTTCTGGAAACCCTTGTCTGAACCTGACTTTGTCACAGTCAAACCAACCACCCTCGTTTGAATATGATGTTGTCTCCCTGTTTATCCCTGGTTGAAACTGGAGTTTTTGTAGTGGCATTTGTCACCTACGTTTTTACTACGAGTTCAGTTGCAGAGATGGCAGTCCCTGCTAATACACTTGGGCTATCCGCTGTTGTGCTTATAGTTCCGTCTGTTTGTACAAAGTATTGTTGCCCTGCTGTGAGGCTTCCTTGGTTATCAGATACAGAACCAATAATATCTATTGATGCTTGACTACCGTCTGCCACTTCGCCTCTTGTTTCATTATTGAAAGCAACAGCCGTTCCGTAATAACTATTATCTGCGTCTTGAAAAGCAGCAACATTGATCCCATTATCTGGATCGTGAGTCACTTTAAATGAATAAGCCTGTCCCGTTACTACACTCTCACCACCAAAACTTATTGATGTTCCAGATACAGTGCCTGATTTTGATAGAGTATTGTAAGGGCTTCCAGATGAGTCATTATAGAGACAAACGACTTGACCTTTTGTTGAATCAAAAGTTGAAGAAACATAATTAACAGTCTGTGCTTTAAATGTTGCCGCAGAACCAAAACTTATTGACGTTCCAGAAACCGTACCGACAATACTTTTACCGTAGTTACTGCCACCCACGTAACTAATAACAACTTTATTATTGTTAGAGTCAAATACTGTAGAAGTTTCTCCACAAGTAGCTGTTTCAAACACCACAGGTGTACCGAAAGTTACTGAAGTTCCACTTATTGTACCTACAACTGCGGTGCCGTAGGTGTTGTTTCCTGAATCTACATAGCCAATTACAACTTTGTTGTTAGAACTATCAAATCCTGCGCTAATATTAACGGTTTCTCCAGACTCAAATTGGGCAATACTTCCAAAACTAATTGAAGTTCCACTAACTGTACCAACCACCGCTTTACCAGTATTTGACTTTCCATAACATATTAGAACTTTTCCATTTGAACTATCAAAGGTTGCTGCAATATAAGATGCTACGGTAGCACTATCAAATTGAACAACGCTACCAAACGAAATTGATGTACCTGAAACTGTTCCAACCACCGCTTTACCCGCAGCAGCATTTGACTTATAAGCAACTACAATTTTGTTGTTTGTACTATCAAATGCAGTATCAAGAGATGTAGAAATGGTTTCTGATGAATCAAAAATAACAGGAGTTCCAAACGTAATTGAACTTCCACTAACTGTACCGACTACTGCCGTACCATAATTAGAGTTTCCATTATCACGATAAGCAATAACTATTTTGTCGCTATTACTGTCGTAAACTATAGCTGTGTTTGGAGCACTTGCCGATTCATAAACTGATTTTGTACCCGCAGAACTAGGAACAGCCACGCCCCTCGACATACCAATGTAGTTTTCGGAGGTGAGGTTTAAGTAATTACCCGCAGGTCTAAAAACAGTTCCTGTGCCAACACTACTTTTTTGAGTAAATATTACAAAACCCACACCATCTTTGTAAACAACCCCTCGTCCTGGTGGGGTATTAACTTGCCCTGCTGTATCATAGCTTATTTCACTGCTTAAAGTAACATTTGTACCGCTAATAGTTGCTGTTTTAAGATCAGCGGTAGCACCATAAAGCACAACAAAAACTTCATTTGCACTGTCGTATGCAACAGAAAGATTACCAGTGTTGCTACTGCGTACTATAGTAGCACTACCAAAACTTACAGATGTTCCAGATATTGTTGCAACTTTTAATTCTGCCCTATTCCCAGAACCACTTTCCTCAGATCTATACGCAACAAGAATTTTATTATTAGTGCTGTCAAAAGCAGAACTCTGAGGCCACGCTGCTAGACCTAAATCTGCTTGAGTGCCAAAACTTACAGATGTTCCAGATATTGTTGCAACTCTAGCTCTTCCTTGTTCAGTATTATTTTGATCTCTATAAACTAATAATGATTTTTGAGCGTTTGAATCATAGGTTAAAGTTTGTCCTCTACTACGATTACTAAGATAAACAACAGGACTTCCAAAACTTATACTTGTACCCGATACCGTACCAACTATAGCAGTTCCATACCTACTATTACCTACATCAGCATAAACAATAAGAACTTTACCTGCGTTAGCATCATAAACAATATCTAAATATTCTACTTCTCCTGCTTCAAATTCTACGGCAGAGCCAAAGGTTATACTTGTTCCATCTACAGTTCCGACTATAGCTTTACCTTTGCCACTATCCCCTACATCACCATAAACAATTACGACTTTATTATTAGTGCTATCAAAAGCTGCTGAAGTAGTATTATATGTTGCCGCTGCATTAAAAGTAGCTTCACTTCCATAAGTAATAGAAGTACCAGAAACTGACCCAACTATAGCTTTACCATGATAGGGGTCTCCATTATAGTATACAAACACATATTTATTGTTACTTGAATCATGGACAAGTGCTTGTTGTGTTACGGTTGTTGATGAAGTAAATGCAGTTGGCGTTCCAATAGTTTGGGCTTGTGCAGCACTACCAACAACAGCCACAGTCCCATCAGCATTCACAATCACTGGCCTACCGTTTGGCAATGTGCCACTGGCTACTGCTTTAAACTCACCACCTTCTTCAGCCCCTATACGTCTTAACATAGTTACCCTTTCACGATAAGTTTAGTTGCCGATACAGCCGTCCCTGCAAAGACGCTAGGATCAGCAGCCGTTGTGCCTAATGTGCCATCCGTTTGAACGTAGTAGCTTTGCCCTGCGGTCAACCCAGACAAGTTGTCGGCTATTGCACCTTGCGTATTTATAATAGCCCCCTTTGTATCTGCTGCACCGCTGCGAGATATGCCTATGTAGTTTTCTGAGGTGAGGGTGGTAGAGTCTGGAGCAAAAACGATTGCTGTGCCGTAATTTGAATTGCCGTTATCTCTGTAAACCGTGACTACTTTATTACTATTACTATCAAAAGTGTTTTTGATGTAATTCGTTACTCCAGTGTTAAAAGCAGTTGCACTACCAAAACTTATAGACGTTCCACTTACTGTTCCTGCAACTATACTCGCTACGTTTGTGTCGGAGTTTAAATAGGAAACAACAACTTTATTAGAGTTGCTATCAAATTGCGGTGCAGGATAATTTGTAGTAGCAGCGTTGAAAACAACGGCACTTCCGAAAGATATAGAAGTTCCACTAACCGTACCAACTACAGCCGTGCCATGACTAGAACTGCCTTGATGCCTAAAAGTAATTACCACTTTGTTGCTGTTACTATCAAAAGTAGCACCATTATGTATGCCATAAGTGCCCGATAAGATTGAAGCAGTGCTTCCAAATGAAATACTTGTGCCAGATACTGTGCCTACAACTGCGCTCATCTTGTCACCACCATCATAAGCAGAATAAGCGATAACCACTTTGTTAGAATTACTGTCAAAAGCAACCGCAGGATATTCAATTTGATAGCTATGAAAAGCTTGTTTACTGCCAAAAGATATAGAGGTTCCCGATACTGTTCCTACAATTGCCGTGCCATCTTCGCCAGCAGGAACATCAGCAAACGCTATTACAATTTTGTTAGAATTAGTGTCAAAACCCATATCCATCCGTCTTGAGGTAGCACTGTTAAAAACAACCTCAGTTCCAAAACTAATACTTGTGCCGCTTACCGTTCCAACTATTGCGGTTCCATACTGAGAATTACCTGCGTCTGAATACGCTATTACAACCTTATTTGAGTTGCTGTCAAAAGCGATAGAAGTCCATGCCGACTCTCCAGAGTTATAAACAGCAGGAGTTCCAAAAGTAATTGATGAACCACTTACTGTACCGACAATCGCTGTGCCAGAAAAAGAATTATCATTATCGCCATAAGCAACAACTACTTTATTTGAATTACTATCAAAAGTAGCATTTGTATAAGTGACTGACGCACTTTCAAAAACAGCCTCTGAACCTAAAGAGGCACTTGACCCACTAACAACACTCACAGTCCCATCTGCATTCACAACTACAGGCTTGCCGTTTGGCAACGTACCACTGGCGACTTCGTGTGTCTGTCTTGGTACGCTTGGATCGTTACCAATGATACGCATGTTGAGTCCTACTCTTCTTCTTCAGGCTCTACATAATCAGGATTAGCTGACCACGTTGTGCCATCTAACTTATACTTGTTGC